GGAGCATTAAGTAGTTCAAGTTTAAAAATGTTAATACAATCGCCTAAAACATATAAGTATGTTACTAAATATGGTTCAGGTGAATCACAAGCGTTACGTGATGGTAAATTATTTCACACTATGATTTTAGAACCACATAAGATAGATGATTTAGTAATTGTAGATGTAGCAACAAAGGCAGGAAAAGCATACAAAGAAGCTAAAGAACAAGGTTTGGATGTTTATACTTCAAAAGAATTAAAAGATGCTGAAAGATTAGCAGATGCACTATTACGAAATGATGAAGCTGTTAGTTATATGAACAAAGCACATTTTGAAGTACCTGCAATATCTATGATAGATGGAATACCATTTAGAGCAAAAGCAGATATATTAAAAGGTAATACTATTGTAGATTTAAAAACTACTACAGGTTTAAATGAATTTAGATATTCTGCATCTAAATATAGTTATGATTTACAAGCGTATTTATATCGTGAAATGTTTGGTGTAGATAATTTTGTATTTGTTGCAATAGATAAAGGTAGTTTAGATATAGGGATATTTGAATGTAGTGATGAATTTTATGAAAGTGGTAAAAGGAAATTAGAACAAGGTATTGCAAACTATAAATATTTCTTTGGTGAAGAAGAAGTAGATTTAAACCAGTACGTATTACGTGGAATATTGTAATGATTTTAAATACGATTTAAAAGTAGGTCAAGTTGGTGAGCAACTATTAAATGAAATATTATCTTTTAAAACAATAGAAGTTAAAAGAGATAGTTGGATATATAAAAGTGGAAATATAGCAATAGAATATGAAAGTAGAAATAAACCATCAGGAATTTCTAAATCAGAAGCAGAATACTGGGCGATTATATTTTCAGGTGATTATAAAGATGAAGTAATATTAATTATAAAAGCAAATAGATTAAAAGAAATATGCAGGGAATATTACAAAAAAGGAAATGTTAAATCGATGGGTGATAATAACACATCAAAAGCAATATTAATACCAATAACAGAAATATTAAAATGGAAATAACACAAAGATTAAAAGATATAATTAAGCAAGAAACTAATACAGATATAGATATTAGAACACGCAAAAGAGAAGTTATTGAATTACGTTCACTATATTGTAATGTATTAAAACAATTAAAGCCAAATAAAACACTTCAAGCAATAGGTGATACATTAGAATTAAATCACGCTACTGTTATACACGCATTAAAGAACTATAAAATGTATGAAGAATATAACCCTGAATTAAAAAAGTTTAGAACAACTGTATTAAGTTATTTTACAATAGATAATGAACAAGAATTAAAAGAACTATCTGAAATTGAAAAAGTAAAACAACAGCTTTATAAATTAACATTTGAAAATGATAAACTAAAAAAAGAATTACAAGAACAAATAAATAGACCAAGATACGAATACCAAATAATAGATAATTTAAACAACCTATTAAGCAACACAAAAGGTACAATACAACACACACTTATTAACGATAGATTAGAAGCATTTTATAAAATGAATAACAATATTAAGATATGATAGTAAAAGATAAAATTACTTGGTGGAAACTATTAATAGTATTTATATCTGCAATAGTTTTAGAAGCAAACAGTATAGCAAGTTTCACATTTTTAATGGAAAAAAATTGGTATGGTATGGTTGGAATGGTATTTATAAATCCTTTTCTTTGTTTACCAATGAATCACTTTACAATAGAAGTAAAAACATTTTACGGAAGATTCTTAATAGCTTTAGCGTTTGCATTAGGATTTAGTTTAGGAGTATTAACAATAAGACCTTATTTTATTTAGCAAGATATGAATACAATAGAACCAATAACAGCTAAAGAACGTGCAGAAATGTTATTTAATAAATACACTAAAGAATATAACAGGCGAGTATGTATGGGTACAATGCAACAGACAGAACATTGGAAAGAAGTAACAAAAGAATTAGCAAAACTTTATAAACAATAATTATGAATATAGTTATATTTTTAATATTAGGTTTATTCGCACAAACAATTATAAAATTTATTATTAAACAATTTAAAAACAAATAAGATATGAAACAAACAGCAGTAGAATGGTTAATTGAAAAACATTTTGGAAGTATTGAAAATTGTACTCCTGATTTTAGAAATAAAATTAAACAAGCTAAAGAAATACACAAGCAACAAATAATGGATGCTTGGGAAGATGGTCAAAATTCATTTCCTACAATTAATGCAAAACAATACTACAAAGAAACATTTAATAATAAATAACTATGGCAGATATAACAATGTGTAATGGTAACTATTGCGAATTAGCAAAGACCTGCTACAGATATAAAGCAGAACCAAGTAAGTATAATCAATCATACTTTGTAAAACCACCTAATATAAATAATCAATGTGATTACTATTGGGAAGTATGTGAATATTGTAACCAAGAAAATGGTAAACATAAATTAAGTTGTGCAACAATGAAGATACAGGTAAACTTATGATAGCAATAAAAAGAAATACTTATACTTTATTATTAGGTGAAAACCCTTGCGAAATATTTTATTATTATTCAGTTAAAGAAATGCACGGATTGAATTGTTATGATTGCGAAAAATATCAAAACACAAAACACGATGCTTATATATGGGGTTTGGCAAACTATGTACCAAAAGAAAATAATATTTATAATAATGGCGATGATACTTTTGTATTTATAAATCTACAAAGATGTAGTAATGATTATGAAACTTTTGGTGGTGTATTTCACGAACTATTGCATCACTCTTTTGAAATTCATAATTATAATATCGAATTAGAAGAAGAAATAATAACTTGGGCAGAAAAAGAAACACACGAAGTATTTACTTTAGTTATTGATAATCTTAAACAACTATAGATTTTATTTATTATTATTTAAAATTGAATAATCATTATTTATTTCAAATGGAAAAATCAAGGGGTGGTGCAAGACCAAACGCAGGTCGTAAATCAAAAGTAGAAGAACAAAAGGTAAACAACGTATTCTTAAAAGCTTTAGGTGAACTGTACAATAAAGAAACAGAAGAAGAAACAAAGATAGCTTTTGTTAAAGGTACATTAATGGAATCACAAAGAGGACAGCTATTTATTGCAGAACATATATTTGGTAAACCAAAAGAAATTATAGAAGCTACACACAACGTAAACGATTTTAATATTAAAGATATCTTCAAAGTTGGGAATAGCAATAAACGAGAAATATAATCTATTAGGTTCAGATAGTCGTTACTTTGTAATAACAGGAGGGCGTGGTTCAGGAAAATCTTATTCTTTGAACTCGTTTCTTTTGCTTTTAACTTATGAAGCAGGTCACGTAATATTATTCACAAGATACACTTTAACTTCTGCATCTGTTTCTATTATACCTGAATTTATAGATAAGATTGATACAGCCGATTTAAGCAACGATTTTTATATAACCAAAGATGAAATAGTAAATCTTAAAACAGGGTCTAAAATCTTATTTAAAGGTATTAAAACAAGTAGTGGTACACAAACAGCTTCTTTAAAATCTTTAGCAGGTGTTACAACATTCGTTTTAGATGAGGCAGAAGAATTAACAGATGAAGATATATTTGATAAAATAGATTTAAGTATTCGTACTAAAGGAATACATAATAGAATTTTATTAATATTAAATCCTGCAACAAAAGAACACTTTATATATAAGAAGTTCTTTGAAGATAAAGGTGTAGAAGCAGGAAGCAATTTAATTAAAGGTGATACTACCTACATACATACAACGTACCAAGATAATATAGAAAACCTATCTGAATCATTTATAAATCAAATAGAGAATATAAAACAACGCAGACCTGAAAAGTATAAGCATCAAATACTTGGTGGTTGGTTAGACAAAGCAGAAGGAGTTATATTTACTAATTGGACTATAGGAGAATATAAACAGGTAGGTAAATCTGTATTTGGTCAAGATTTTGGTTTTAGTAATGACCCAACAACATTAGTAGAATGCAATATAGATACTTCTAACAAACGAATTTATATAAATGAACGTTACTATCTACAAGCATTAACAACATCGCAGATATACAACTTAAACAAACAACATTGTTTTGATAGTTTAATTATAGCTGATAGTGCAGAACCAAGATTGATTAATGAACTACAAACAGCAGGGTTAAATATTGTACCTGCAATTAAAGGGCAAGGTTCTGTAACTTATGGAATATCTTTATTACAAGATTACGATTTGATAGTATCACCTGAATCAATTAATCTAATTAAAGAATTAAATAATTACTGTTGGTTAGAAAAGAAATCAAGTACGCCAATAGATAATCACAATCACTTGTTAGATGCTTTAAGATATGCTGTTAGTCACCAATTAGAGAATCCAAACAAAGGGAACTATTTTATATATTAATGTCGCAAATTAATACTATTTTTGCGACAAAGTAAATGATGTCGGAAACTTGACAAATTAAACTATGACTTACGGGCAAATGATAGCAGCAATACAATGTTATATTCATCACACTACAGGTAAAGAAGTGAATATAAACCTACCACGTAATATAGGTGAAATTAAGAAAATGCAAAAGATGTACTTAATAGCATCGGAACATTTGAAAAGTTAAATAATTGTTAAAACTAATTTATGTAACAAATTTATATTATATTTGTTAAAATTTAAAACAAAGAAAAATGAAAAAAGTAAAAGTAACAGTTAATTATTGTGATATAGAATTTGAAGTTAAAGGATTCTATATAGAAGGTTCTGATTATGATTATACAGGAAGCTGTATTGAAGATGAAATAATATCAATACAGGGTGTAGATGTTTATGAAATACTATCTACAAAACAATACAACGATATAATAGATTTAGCAATAGAAGAAATAGAAAATTAAATTTTGTTTAGATTAGTTAATTTGGTTAATTAAGGTGCATAGAAATATGTGCCTTTTTTTTGTTTAATACAATATCACAAAATAGTTATTAATATAAAAAACAATAATATGAAATTAGAAATTAGCGTACCAACAGAATTAAATGAAATTAAGTTATCACAATACCAAGCGTTCTTAAAGATAGCTAAAGATAATGATGATGTTGAATTTATGAATCAGAAAATGGTTCAAACGTTCTGCAATATAGATTTAAAAGATGTAGCTGAAATTAAATATAAGGATGTGTTACAAATAACTGCATCACTTGGTAAAATGTTTGATGTTAAATCACATAGGTTTATAAACAGATTTAAACTTGGTGGAGTTGAATTTGGTTTTATTCCTGATTTGGATGATATGACTTTTGGTGAATATACAGATTTAGATTCATACATTGGTGATTGGGATAATATGCACAAAGCTATGGCTGTTTTATTTAGACCAATTACAAAGAAGGGTTTAAATAATACATACGAAATAGAAAAATACAATGGTAGTATAACGTATAGTGATGTAATGAAACACGCACCTTTAGATGTTGTATTTGGTGCTAATGTTTTTTTTTACAATTTAGGCAACGAATTATTGAAAAGTACGATGAACTATTTGGAGAACAACACGCAGATGCAGACTATTCTGCAACAGCACAATTCGGAAAACGATGGGGTTGGTATAGTTCAATCTATGGACTTGCTCAAGGAGATATTACAAGATTTGACACAATCACAGAATTACCAATTAACCAGTGTTTAACATACCTAACATTTGAAAAACAAAAAAACAAAATAGAATCGGATTTAATTAAAAAAAGATAATGAGCACATTTTACGAAATAACACAAGTATCCT